AGTTGGTTTGGTTGGGAAGTTACCAAATTAGGTCCAGTTGAGAATGCTGATCTTTACCATCAAGCTAAAAGTTTTGCGGAGAGTATCTCTAAAGGAGATGTTCAAGTGAAACATGGTGAAGAAGCTCAAACGAGTGAAGCTAGTCACTACTAGAATCCTAGGTTGTGGGCGCCGAAGCGAGAGGAGAAGCGCCCACAAAATATTCGCATGGAACAGAAGTTTGTAAAAATATTTGATGGATTAAAAAGAGATTATGGATACGCAGAAATTACCAACGGCTACAAAGATTCAACCACAGGAAAGTTTAAAGTAAAACACGGTTGGGCAGGTAAGCCATTAACTAGTTTAGATTATCTTCAACATCTCAAGGGAGAGAAGTCTATCGGCATACAACCTTGTGATGACAGTGGCATGGTTAGTTTTGGTGCGATAGATATAGATTCAAAAGCATATCAAAATTTTAGTCCTCGAAAATATTTAGAAATAATTCAAAAAAATAATCTACCTGTAATACCAGTTAAATCTAAAAGTGGTGGGTTGCATTTATACATACACACAAAAGAAAAAGTCAAAGCTAGTTTTTTAAGAAATTTTTTAGACAAACTATTATATACATTAGAGTTAGATCCAACAACAGAAATATATCCAAAACAAACAGAACTTGGAACAGGATCAGATGGTAGTTTTACAAACGGTAATTTTATTAACCTACCATACTATAATAAAATAGAACGAGTTGCGTTAAATTTAGATGGCAAAGAGTTTACTTTTGATCAATACATACAGGTTGTTGAAGCTAATTTAAAAAGTGAAAAAGAATTAAATGAATTTATTGATGATCATATCAATAAAATATTACAAGGTGGTGCAGAAGAGTTTAATGATGGACCACCATGCCTACAAGCCATATCAAAAACAATTGATGATAGTAACAAGTTACCTGATGAGAGAGACAGATTCTTATTTAACTACATGGTCTTTTGTAAAAAGAAATACCCAGATCTTTGGGAAAAGAAAGTATTAGATGGTGCAAGAAAATATATTTTATATGATGAGGAGTGGGGGGATAAGAAAGTATTAGATAAAATTAAGTCTTGGCGTAAACCAACAGCAGGTCATCTTTGTGATCAAGACCCTATTAGAAATTTTTGTATTAAATCAGAGTGTGCAAAAAGACAGTTTGGTTATATGTCAGATAAACAAAAGAAGTTTCCGCAGCTGTCAGCTTTAATTAGAATAGACTACATACCTGAACCTGAGTTTAGATTTACAGTTCATTTTAATGACAAGCAAGATGGTGAAAAAAGTAAACAGGTATTAGCAAGAGATGTTAATTATTTAATGGACATGGAAAAGTGCAGAAGACTAATTGCATCACATACACCAATAGCACCGCCAAGAATAAAACAAGATGAGTTTCAATCCATCATAGAAAAATTAAAAGAAACAGAAACAGTGCAACCACCTCCTGCAGGCACATCACCAAAAGAATTATTACAAAAATATTTAGATGAACACATACACGGAGTCCCTGCAGTTAGCGCTGCATCGTTTAGTAGTGGATCAGTATTAAAAGAAGAGGGCTTTGCATATTTTACCATGGAAGTATTTTTTAATTATTTAAAAAACAAAGAATGGAAAATGAAATATGAAAAGACTGGTAGAATGTTGATAGAAGAGTTTAAGGCAGAACTAGGACATCTAAAAAGATATCCTAAAAAAGATACAGATAAAAAGTCACATAACCCTATTCGTTGTATAAAAGTTCCCTTATCATTTTTTCCAAGAGAAGAAGAGGATGTAGAAATATTAGACAGAAAAAATAAGGATAATATACTGTGATAAAAAAATTCTACGGACCACCTGGCACAGGTAAAACAGAAAAATTAATTCGTAGAGCTCTAGCATACATAAGAATAGGAACTCCTGTAAAAAAAATAGGTTACTTTGCATTTACTAAGAAGGCAGCATACACAGCAAAAGAAAGAATGCTTAACAAGAATAAAGATTTTAATAAAAAAGATTTAAAACATTTTCAAACATTACACTCATTAGCTTTTCATACACTAGGATTAAAAGAAGAAAATGTTATGCAAGATTATCATTATGATGATCTTGGAAAAGAATTAAGTATTAGTGTTAAAGCAAAGGGTGACTTTGATACTTCACCTTACATGACTTGTGATAATGAATACTTTCAAATAATTTTAAAATCTAGAGAAAAAAATATAAAAGTATGGGAGGAATATTGCACAGGAGATTACAGTAAAGACATAAATCCTGACATATTAAAATACGTATCGGTTAATTATTTTGATTATAAAAAAGCTAATAGTTTAGTGGATTATAGTGACATGATTCACCAGTTCGTAAACAAAAAACACCTATGTCCAACGTTTGATGTTGTGTTTATTGATGAAGCTCAAGATCTATCTCCAATACAATGGATGATGTATGATATATTAAAAGCTAATACTAAAGATATGTATCTTGCTGGAGATGATGACCAAGCAATATATGCATGGGCAGGAGCAGATGTAGATAGATTTATAAAAGAACCTGCAACGGAAGTAGTGTTAAAAAAATCTAGAAGGGTGCCAAGAAAAGTTCAAGACATATCAAACATAATAGTCAATAGGATAGAGGGATTACGGGCAGATAAACAGTATGATCCAAGAGAAGAAGATGGTTTATGTGAAAAAATTAACAACTTAGATAATGTAGATCTTAAAAAAGATAACTGGTTAATACTAACTAGAACTAGGTCTAAATCTGTGCAGATAGCAAAAGAATTAAAACAACGAGGTATATTTTTTGAAAGTAAATTTTTTAAAAGTTTAAACACTAAACTACACAAAGCAGCTGTTTATTATTCTAGGTGGAGTGAAGGACAAGAATTAAATCAAAAAGAAGTTGATGATGTTGAAGACTATATGTCTGACAATAACTGGAACGAATTAGTCCCTTGGTTTGAAGCTTTTGACAAAGCTAACCTTGAAGATAAAAATTACATTAGATTATTACTATCAAACAAAGAAAAACTCACTGAGACACCAAGAGTTAAAATATCTACAATACATGCAGCAAAGGGTGGAGAATCCGATAATGTTCTACTTGTACTAGATAATGCTAGAAAAATAAGAGAATCTGTGTTAAAAAATGTTAGAAAAAGAGATGAAGAACACAGAGTCTGGTACGTTGGAGTTACACGTAGCAGAAAAAATTTATACTTGATGAGAGCAAAAATAGAAAGGTATGGTTATAATTTATGACAGATAAAAGTATATTTGATTCTATCACACCACAAGAAAGACAGATTGGGGGATCACATTATAAAAATTTTCGCATACAACCGTATGAATTTATTTCAAAAAATGATTTATCATTCTTCCAAGGATGTGTTGTTAAATACGTTTGTAGGTATTTGAAAAAAGATAAGATTAAAGATTTAGAAAAAATTATTCATTACTGTGAACTAGAAATAAAAAAGTTACGAGATGACAAATAAATTAAAAGTATTAGATCTTTTTGCAGGCATAGGTGGCTTTGCATTAGGTTTAGATTCAACAGGTTTTTTTGAGACAGTAAAATTTGTTGAGAAAGATAAATACTGTCAGAAAGTTTTACAAAAAAACTTTCCTAACATACCAATCGAGGAGGATGTAAAAAATGTCAAAGGAAAAGAAGGAGACGCAGATGTCATTGTGGGAGGATTCCCCTGCCAACCAATGTCAGTCGCAGGAAAAAGAAAAGGAACAGATGACGACCGCTATCTCTGGCCAGAAATGTTTAGACTCATTAGGGAGATCAAACCCCAATTCGTTATTGGGGAGAATGTGCAAGGAATTATTAACATCCAAAACGGCATGGTACTCAGACAGGTGCAAGACGACTTGGAAAGTGAAGGTTTCGAAGTCCAATGTTTCCTTATTCCAGCTTCAGGCATCGGTGCTTGGCACCAGAGGTACAGAGTCTGGATTGTGGGCCACTCCGAACACAATGGATCACTTACCTCCAAGATCAAAAGAAGGAACACTGAAACTACAACAAGGACACAGGAAGGGCAGATCACGGCCCGCGAACCTGCGAGAACAAGTGGATCCAGAAACAATGAGAATGTATCCGACACCAACAACACAAGAAGTGGAGCACCCAAATATGAAATTGAACGAGAAGGGCAGAAGGCTGACAAAAGATGGAAAGGACAGCCACAGTTTGAATCTAGCGGACACAATGAGGATGTACCCAACACCGAGATCATCGGGACAAGAGAATCCAGAAACATTAATCAAGAGGAAGGGAATGAAAGCAGCAGCTCAACACAATCTAACAGCAGCAGTGAAGATGTATCCAACACCAACAGTGGGATCAGAGGAGGGTGGAGAACAATCGGACAGAGTGGAGAGAACAAAGTCTGGAGGTTTTATTCTAAGGAAGAAGAACAAACCACAGATGACTTACGGAGCAAAACTATCAGACGCAATGCTTTACCTGGAAAAGAAAAAATTATTTTACAGTCCGACAACGAACGACAGCAAGAATCTAACACTTCCAAAGAGTCAGAAGGACAGACACTCAGTGGTGGGGGACATGTTACAAATGAAGCAAAACAAACCTGGTGGCAAATTGAATCCGACCTTTGTGGAATTCCTAATGGGATTTCCTATGAACTGGACAAAGACAGAGCCAACAGAATCAAAACCCTCGGTAACGCAATCGTCCCACAGATTGCAAGAGAGTTCGGACTTGCAATTAAAAAAGTTTTATCCAACTCCAAGAGCTCATGAACCAGGTAGAACCACAAAAGGTTATGGAAGAGGTTTAGCAGAACTTATGGAGGGTAAAGAACAAAAGGATCCTAAGAAATGATTATACCAAAGTTTGAAGCACAAACAGAATGGATTGAGCCAGAAGAATATCCAGATCTAAGATCATACGATGAAATTGCAATTGACTTAGAGACAAGAGATCCTGAACTTAAAACAAGAGGATCTGGTTCTGTTATTGGTTTAGGTGAGGTTGTTGGTATCGCTGTGGCTGTGCCTGGAAGAAAATTTTATTTTCCCATTGCTCATGGCTCTGGACCAAACATGGACAAGAAAAAAACTTTAGAATGGTTTAAAGATATTTGTGCATCACCCGCTACGAAAATATTTCATAACGCTATGTATGACGTATGTTGGATACGAAAATTAGGTATAAAAATCAATGGTTTAGTGGTTGATACCATGATAGCAGCATCTTTAATTGATGAGAATAGATTTAAATATGATTTAAATAGTTTGTCTTGGGACTATCTTGGTTTTGGTAAATCAGAAGTAGCTTTGGTTGAAGCTGCAAAGTCAAGAGGACTAGATCCAAAAGCAGATCTCTGGCAACTGCCTGCTATGGAAGTTGGAGCGTACGCAGAGAAAGATGCGGAGTTAACTTTAGAGCTCTGGCAAATATTTAAAAAAGAAATTATTCATCAAGACGTAGAATCTATTTTTAATCTCGAGACAGATCTGTTTCCTTGTTTGGTCGACATGCGTTTTTTAGGAGTGAGAGTAGATGTAGAAAACGCTCATAGATTAAAGAAAGACCTAGAGTACCAAGAAAAATTGTTACTGTCAGAAATAAAAAAAGAAAGTAGCATAGAAGTTCAAATATGGGCAGCAAGGTCAATTGCCAAAGTTTTCGACAAATTAAATTTACCTTACGAACGAACTGTAAAAACACAGGCACCTTCCTTTACAAAAAATTTTTTACAAGAGCATGCACATCCTGTTGTAAAACAAATAGCTAAAGCTAGAGAGATAAACAAAGCTCACACTACATTTATTGATACCATAATTAAATATGAACATAAAGACAGAATACATGCAGAGATAAATCAAATCAGATCTG